TGCCGGTGCCCATGTCCATAAAAAGCGCACCAACGCGAGAGGGCAGTACCTTGGCTACAGCATCCCGCTGGTGGGCCATCAGGCTAGTTGTCGTCGCGAAGATCTGCATGTATTCCACCTGTCTCTATCTCCAGCTTAGGGGGCACGTCACCGGGCTGGGGCAGCTGCTCTTTGATTTTAGGATTCACATGCAGCAGCATGGCCTCGGCAAACGCTTGCTCAGCCTCTTGGACAAGCGTTTGAGCACCGGGGCTGAGGTTAAATTTGTAGCGGTCGGCAAAGTCTTGGACCTCGCGGAAAGACTCTTTGGGAATCCTCATCCCCCGGCCCTTTTCCCACTGAGCCCCAGGAATCCGTTTTGATGCCGGATAAAAATCATCGTCACTGCGGTCCCAGGTAATACAGAATGCATTTTTATCAGTCATATGGACTATCCACCGGCCCGTCTCCAGTTGATAATCGCCAGCCTGGATTTTAGACCTAACTTCATCGTTATAGACCCGGACGGGATAGCCGGCGGCCAAGAGCTTAACGCCTAGTTCGGCGGCTCGATCGACGGCGGCCCCGGTCTTGAGGTTGATAGCTTTTTGCCATCTGCCTTCGCTCCATTTATATCCCATGGACTTGACGATCTCGCGGAATTTTTCGTCCTTTTCCGGCAGCTTGGCCGATACGGCAGTATCTTTAATGGTGATATCGGTTACCAGGGAGGTTGTTGGTGTTTCGGGGCGCATGGTTAATTCCTCTTTAGCTTTGGCCTCTACTTCTGCCGGAACCGCTTGGAGGGCTTCGGACTGGTCTTCCTGTTGGATTTTTTCGGCCCATAAGGTTAGCGTATTTTCGACATTTCGTTCACGGTTGTCTATCCAGTACCGAGCGGTAGTTTGCTGAGTTATGATGGTATTGATGGTCCTTTGCAGGAGAGCTATCTTTCCCTCAGCCTCACCTTTCCGTTCCGGATGCCGATTTATAACGGGTGTCCAGATATTTATCTGTCTGGCTAGAATCTCATTAGCGATTGCCAGCCAGTTATCCCGTAGGCAGATTGCCCAGTTGATCTGCTTTTCAGTTCCGGTCAGCTCCGGCAGTTCCATCTCCTGAGCCGCCTCCTTGGCCTGAGCGGTCGCTTCCTCGCGTTTGCGGGCTTCTTCGGCTTTCCAGCAATCGGAGCATAGCTGACCCTCCAACCAACTAATTGTGTTCTCTCGGTCCCTGGTCTTGCCATACAGCTGACGGGTCTCGACATGTCCGCAGCTAAACTTAATATCGTACTTTGCCATTACGTTTTGCTCCTTTCCTTGTTGGGGAGCCGTCTGGTATACTGTAGGTGACGGCTCCGGTCGTTGTCTCTGGACGGTAGTTTCATTTTGCGGTGGACTACCGTCCTATCTATATGTATACCATACTACATATCTGTAGTATTTACAAGGGATTTATAAGAAATAATCAAAAAAAATAACCGGGGTTATGCCCCGGCCCATTGTTCTTTTATGGCAACAATATCCAGCACCTTCACCGGGATGCTATTGGCTTACAAGAAATTACTCAAAATCTGTCATGTGAAATTATCAAAAATATTTAAAAATAACCGTTGCAAAATAAAACATATTGATATATCATGTAATAAATTATCAAATATATGAATATTGAGGGGTGGTCAAAAATGACGTTAAAAATAAAATTTTTGAGGGAAAAAGCAGGATTAAAACAAGGTGAGTTAGCAAAGTTATTACACATTGGACAATCAACGGTTGCTATGTGGGAGTCAGGCAAGGCCAATCCCACTGTAGATAAATTACCAGAACTGGCGCGCATTTTTGGATGCTCTATTGGCGATTTGTTTAGCAACAAAACAAAAAATTAGAGGGGAGGTGAACCAATGAAAGGCCCATGGAAAGTGACATCACAAATGATAGGGGATACCAAGAAGTATGCGGTCTATCGCCTGATAGACGTCAATGAAGTCGACCACTCCGGGAACCGGGAGTTTGCGGGCAAATACGTAGAGGACAAGAAAATAGCTCTATTCGTGGCCCAGGAGCTGAACAAAAAAGAAAGCCCGCACGAAGCGGACTAACAAGTAATACACCCTCATTATAGTCTAATTTTTTTTACCCATCAAGATTACCAAAATATTCCTCAATTATGAATCCACAGGTAAGGCAGGGAATTAATTATGGATTATCAGGAATACCTACAAAACAAACGAATCACCCACAAATCAACAGGTATAAACATCGACCGCAATAGTCTAAACCCATTATTATTTGATTTTCAAAAAGACCTGGTATGGTGGAGCCTCAAAAAGGGGCGGGCGGCACTATTCGCCAGTACCGGATTGGGTAAAACCTTTATGCAGGTTGAATGGGCACAAAAGGTCCATGAGCACACCGGCGGCAACGTCTTAATATTGGCACCGCTGGCGGTATCGACGCAGACAGTTCGGGAGGCTGCCAAGTTGGGCGTCACGGTTAATGCCTGCCGTAAACAATCCGACGTAAAGACAGGAGTGAACATAACCAATTACGAGATGCTCGGGCACTTCGATGCGGAGTCATTTGGAGGCGTGGTTATTGATGAATCATCAATACTTAAATCCTTTGATGGTAAGCTCCGCCAACAGATCACGGAATCCTTCTCTAATACTCCTTTCAGGTTATCGGCCACAGCAACCCCGGCCCCCAATGACTATATGGAGCTTGGGACACAAGCAGAATTTCTCGGGGTAATGAAACGGCCAGAGATGCTGGCCATGTTCTTTACCCATGACGGCAGCGACACCAGTAAATGGCGGTTAAAAGGCCATGCTCAAAAGCGATTCTGGGAGTGGGTGGCAAGTTGGGCGGCAGTAGTGACTAAACCGTCAGACCTTGGATATAAAGATGGCAAGTTTAACCTTCCGGAGTTGACTGTCCATGAAGTGATGATCGAGAGCGGCCAACCGTTAGACGGGGCATTATTCACGGTTGAGGCGGTTGGGTTGGCGGAGCAAAGGGCGGCGGCTAAACAGACCTTAATGGATAGGGTAGTTGCGTGTGCAGACATAGTAAACAGTACGGACAGGTCGTTCCTGGTATGGTGCAACCTGAACAGCGAATCGGATGCACTAAAAAAGGCCATCCCCGGCGCGGTAGAGGTTAAAGGCAGCGACAGCAACGAGCACAAAGAGCGAGCAGCCGTTGGCTTCGCCAGCGGCGATGTTCGGGTGTTGATCAGTAAACCATCTATATTCGGATTCGGGCTCAATTTTCAAGTATGCAACCAGATGGCTTTTGTCGGGCTGTCCCATAGCTTTGAGCAGTATTATCAGGCAGTTAGACGGTGCTGGAGATTTGGCCAGGATAATCCGGTTGACGTCCATATTATCACATCTGACTTGGAGGGCGCGGTCAAATCTAACATCCAGCGTAAAGAACGGGATGCAGACGCCATGATCGCAGAGATGGTTGAATATACCCGCGATATAACCCAGCGAAACGTGCGAGCGACTATCCAAGAGGTAACAGAGTACAACCCCACCAAAGTTATGATAATTCCCAACTGGTTAAGGAGCGAAGCAGCATGATTAAGGTATTAGACCAGACCATCACAGACAAATTTAGTCTATACAATGGGGATTGCGTCGAGGTTATCCAGGGGATACCGGACAACTCAATACACTACACTATATTTTCACCACCGTTCGAATCCTTATATACCTACTCTAATTCGCCCCGCGATATGGGGAATTGCACCGACCATGATGATTTTCATCAGCACTTCATGTTTTTGATCCATGAGCTTTACCGGGTGACTATGCCCGGCCGGTTGCTATCGTTTCACTGCATGAACCTGCCGACGAGTAAACAAAACAATGGATACATCGGCATACGGGACTTTCGAGGGGAACTAATCCGTGAATTTCAAGATGCCGGATGGATATATCATTCCGAAGTCTGTATATGGAAAGATCCCGTCGTAGCCATGCAAAGGACAAAGGCATTAGGGCTACTCCATAAACAATTATTAAAGGACAGCGCCATGAGCCGCCAGGGGATACCGGACTACCTAGTAACCATGCGTAAGCCGGGCGTCAATCCCGAGAGAGTGGAGGGACCGCTGACTTATTATGCCGGCGACGAACCGCCGGAACCAACCAGTAACACCACTAAACGCAGTATCGATATTTGGCAACGATATGCGTCACCAATCTGGACCGACATCAACCAATCCGACACCCTACAAAAAGAATCAGCCCGCGAAGAAGAAGATGAGCGGCATATCTGCCCGCTACAACTCCAGGTAATCGAGCGAGCACTACAGCTATGGACTAATCCAGGCGATATTGTGCTAAGCCCTTTTGCGGGCATCGGATCAGAGGGATACCGGGCACTGGAATTGGGGCGTAGATTCGTGGGTATCGAGCTAAAGGAATCCTACTATCGGGTGGCAGCGGCCAACCTGAGAAACGCAACCAATAAGCACGAGATGCTAAATCTATTTGAATGTTAATCCAACAAGGCCGAGTATGGGCGCCGGACATAGACACAGCACTAGATTTAATCAGGGACAAGCACGGAAACGGCACTATTTATATCCGGTTAGTGCAGACCAGGAACGGACTTAATTGGTACGAGTATTCAATTGACTTATAGGAGGTAAAAACATGGCACTCATGACGATACCATCCAGATCCGCAAGAGTCACACTCCACGATATCGACTACCACAAGGTACACCAGATGATAGACAACGCCCGGGCGATCATGAAGCCGGGCGACATAAGAGTAGACACCCGCTGCCCGGTGTGCGGCGGCGTGGCCTGGGTACTGCCCGAGCATCACAACGACGGCCAGAGCTGTATAGCCCAGTGCGAGGGAGGGTGCTTCGTGTGCTGGGAATAGAGTGCAACACGGACCACTACGCTGACCGGGCTATCACCTATAACTACCTGGCCCTATTGCTGGCCTTGGAGACCGGGGTTGATACAGAATACGCCCTGGGGGTCGGGGGACTAAAGGTGGACGAGACCAATCAAATGACCAAGTACAGCAACGCCACGGTGCAGGCCATGAGGTCACTGCGGAAGCAGGGCTACAGTCTACCCAGTATCGGAGCCATGTACGGGCTGACAACGGGGTCAGTCTGGAAGCTACTGAAAAGGAGGATACACGATAATGGCACGGATATACAACTACCGGTCGAGCGAGGAGAGCAGACAAGAGATTAAAGCAGGCTTAGAGGAGTACCAGCGCCGCCAATTTGAGGCGGAGTATGAGCGGATGCAGGCCGCTTGCAGACCGCCACTGACAGAGGTGGAGAGGGAGAGGCTTAAACCATCCACCATAGACAGGGCCATGCCCTACATACTGATACTGGGCTTCTTGGCATTCTGTTTCGGGTGCTACGCGGTGTTGGACTGGCTGGTATTTAGCGTGATACCGGGGGTGATGTGATGCAGATAGGCACTAAGGTCCTGGTCCCCCGCACCGGCGGCGGCGAGACGCCGGGTGAGGTCATCGAACTGTGGGGCGACCATGCCCGGGTGCGGTTCCTAATCGGGGATTACTACCGGGGCAAGGCGGCCCCGGAGGGAATCAAGAGTGAGTACGGGTATAAGACGATACGGACGGACGAGTTGAAGGAGGTATAGATTTGAGTATTAAGATCAACAAGTTGGAAATTGAAAACGTAAAGCGGCCCGAGTAAAAACGATTACCCACATTATACCACAAGGAGGGACAGCCATGTCGGACACTAACGATCTAATGGGACTGCTAGAGGAATTGGCCCTGGCGGGGGAGGACTTGCTAACCGGGGACCACGGGGTTCTGCATGTCTCAATAAACAAAAACTGGATTCCCCCAATCCATGTGCACCTTAATTCCCTGGACGAGATCAGAAGTGCCTACCCCAACAAGGAAGTGACCCGGGACATTATCGACGATGAGTTTATCCGCGAGAAGATGTTTTTCTTCGATAGCGTGATGCTGTTCGGCTTAGTACGAAGGGAGGAAGCGGATGATGCCACAGATCAAGAGACTGGAAATTAAGAATTGCCTGGGGATAACCGAGCTTGAGATTCAGGCCGGGAAGGTCAACCTCATTACCGGGGGCAACGAAAAAGGCAAAACCTCCATCTTGGAGGTCATCGAAAAGGGGCTCAAGAACACCCAGCGCCGGACCCGCTTTATCCGGGACGGGGCCGAGGAAGCTACCTTATATATAGAAATGGACGACACCACGGCCATATCCCGGAAGGAAACAATCGAGGGCAAGGCCAGCTCTAAAATCACCCAGCACGGAGCCAGCATACCCAAGCCGGAAACCTACCTGAAATCACTCATAGGCGAAGGCTTCGGATTCAATCCGGTGGACTTCATGAGCAAAAAAGACAAGGAACAAACTGAAATCCTGCTGTCCTTAATGCCCATGCGAGTAACCGAGAAAGACTTGCAGGAATGGTTCGGAGAAGTGCCGGCCGTAAACCTCAACCAACACGCCATCGACGTACTGGGCTACCTGGCTGAGAAGTATTATTACGACCGCAGGACCATTGCCAACGCCGCTGTCAAGGAATGTGCCAATGAGATCAGGGCGCTTTTTGAGCAGCTGCCCGACAACTACGACGGGGATAATTGGCGCAACGTCAATATAGGGGATTTGTGGAGCAAGGTCCAGGACGCGAACCGGATTAACGGACTGCGCCAGCAGGCCCAAGCTATTTTGGATACCCTGCCCGGAACCCTTGAGGCCATCGAATCGCGATACGGCTTGGCGGTCAAGGACCAGCAGGAATTGTTTGAGTTTAAGATCGACAAGGCTAAGAAGTCGGTCGAGAGCGATAAGCAGGCCATCCGGGGCGAAATAGCCGAAATCAACACTGAAATAAAAGACTTGGAAGAGCGGATAAAGCTGCTCCAAGAGGGAATCCAAGCCTGTAAGAACCGGATAATCCTCAAGGAAAATGACCTCAAGAACATTGACGAATCCACGGTGGCCATCAAAGTACAATCCCTCAATAACGAACACGCCATGGGCCTGCAAGTAATCGAGGACCAGCGCCGAGCGGCAGTCAACGATGCCAATGACAGGGCCAATAAGGCCAAGGCATTGCTCGAAGCCAAGCCCGAGATAGACCCCCTGCCCCTGGAGGTTGAGGCCAAACACGCCGAAGCCATGAAGGGCTATGTCAACCTATATGACAACATGCGGTCCCTAGAGGACGCTCTACAAAGCAAACAGATGACCGCTACCCGGCTGGACGGATGCGTAGAAACGGCTCGCCGGAAGCCAGCCGAACTGTTACAGCAAATCGAAATGCCCATCAAGGGATTGGGCATCAACGCTCAAATGCAGATCACCATTGACGGGCTTCCCATAACCAACCTTTCCACCAGCAGGCAAATCAAACTGGCCCTGGACATTGCCCGGGCAACCGCAGGACCGCTGAGGGTAATCTGCATCGACCGCTTTGAGTCGCTGGACCAAGACCAGCAAGCTGCCTTCCTCAAGGAAATTGAGGACGATGGGTACCAATATTGGATAGCCAGCGTAACCAACGGCGACCTAATGGTAGAAGCCCGCAAGGAGGCGATATAGCATGGCCACAAACCTAATGGAAAAAACACAAATAGACTTCACGAGCCTCAATGTTATAGCCGACACCCGGGATATAAGCCGCGAACAATGGTTAGAATTGCGCCGCAAATATATAGGCGGCTCAGATGCTTCGGCTATCGTCGGCATGAACCCCTATAAATCCTCGTTCGGCATCTATGCCGAGAAGGCTCTGGGAGTGACCGAGGACTTGTCGGATAACGTGCATATTGAGTTTGGGAACACGATGGAGCCGATCATTCGCGAGTGGTTCCCGCAGCGATTCCTCAAAAACGAGGGGATAGAAATTAAAGTCTTTGAGTTTCCCTATATGATTCAGCATCCAGACATCCCCTTCTTGTCAGCCAACCTGGATGGAATAATGACACATCCCGAACTGGGTACCGGCTTGATCGAGATCAAGACTGCGGGGGAATCTCAATGGCGGCTGTGGGAAGAAGACAATCTCCCGGACCAGTATTATTGCCAGATAGCCCATTATCTCAATGTAACCGGACTGTCCTACGCCTATGTCGTGGCCTTGGTCGGCAAGAGGCTGCTTTGGAAATACGTTCCCCGCAACGATGGTTTTATTGCCGCCATGACCGATACCCTGACCGCCTTCTGGAATAACCACATTCTGGCCGGAGAGCCTCCCCTGCCAGCCGGATATGACGACGACACCAACATTCTCAAGAACCTCTATTCCAACGAGGTCGGCGGCACGGTGGTCGAAATGCACCACTACCAAACCGATTACGACCGCTACAAAGAGCTGACTACCTCTATCAAGGAATTGCAAATGGAACAGGAAGCGATCAAGCAGAAGTTTATGCAGACCATGGGAACGTCCGAGGTCGGCTTCATCGGCAACAAAAAGGTCACTTGGAAAACCACCCACCGCAAAGGCTATACGGTCGAACCCACCAGCTTCCGGGCTATGCGGGTTTACTAAAAAGGAGGACGAACACAATGGCAAAAGCAGACGGAAAAGAACTGACAGATAAACTGGTCCAGCAGCAGGCGCAAGCCCCGGCCAAAAAGGCCATGACCGTGACCGAGTTTTTTGAAAGACAGATACCGAATATTGCGGCAGTCATGCCCAAGAACGTAATGGACCCGAAGCGGATGGCCAAGCTGGCTATCCAGATATGGACCGGCGACCAGAGACTGGCCGCTTGCGACAAAAACAGTTTTATAGCGGCTCTCATTACTTGCGCCCAGTTTGGACTGGAACCCAACACCCCGTTAGGACAAGCCTATATCATCCCTTACGGAGACAAGGCTACATTCCAGCTTGGTTATCAAGGATTGCTGGCTCTGGCCTACCGGACCGGGGAGTACAAGCAAATCTATATCCGGGAAGTCTACAAGGATGACGAATTTGAGGTTAAGTACGGCATCTTCGAGGACCTGGTTCACATTCCGTCCGACGAAGGCCCGGCTGACGGGGAACTGCCTACTCACATCTATGCTGTTTACCACCTTAAAAACGGCGGCTATTCCTTCGAGTGTTGGTCATGGAACAAGATCATCAAGCACGCCAAGAAGTTTTCCAAGAGCTTCAATAAGAGGGACGGCGGGTGGCAGACAAACCCTATCTCGATGGGCAAAAAGACGGTCCTGATTGCCCTGTTGAAGTATGCGCCTAAGAGCCTGGAGATGATGAGCGCAATGGAATATGACGACACCACGCAGGCTTCCCCGGAGGCCAAACGGGAATATATCGACGCGGATTATGTTTTCACCGACCAGCCCCAGCCGGAACCCAAACCACAGCCGGAACCACAACCTGAGCCTCCTGCGGAAAAATCCGATTCCAAACAGGGCCAGGAGGACATGGCCCTAGAGTTTGAGCGGGCAATAGGGAAATAAGCCCCATGCTTGCGGCAGAATTGGCGTATTACGCCAATCAAGACGCAAACCTTAACTGGTGCGCGCTGGCCTATGCGGTCTATGCGCCGGTCGAGATAACCACCGATTACGCCCTGGCAACCATCGGGGTGGTCAGAAAGAATGGTGCGTCCAGGCCGCGCAAGGACGCTGAGACGGCAAAGATGGCCGCGATGCGGAAAGCAGGCAAAACCTACTCTCAGATAGCTACAGAGTTTGGCATTACCAATAATGACGTTGTGTGGCGGCGGTTACAGCGGTGGAATGAGCGGAACGGCGATGCCGTGGACATGAAAACGGCTAAGGCCGTCAAGGATCAGGAAACCGCCGAGATGGCCCGAATGAAGGCCGAGGGCAAGACACTGGAGCAGATAGCCGAGAAGTTTGGCGTCAAGCCCAGCACCGTCTGGGCGCGGATTAAACGAATGGAGAAAGATTAGCATGGACGAAAAGACGTTGGAATACATGGGACAGAGGGTAGATGAGGCCCGGGGAATCATTGCAAAAATCAAACGCGCAATAGAAAAGGAACTCGACGAACTCTAAAAAATTTTTCTCATCGGGGGAAAATTCTTCCTCCGGTGGGCGATTGGAACCATGAGAGGAGAGAGATACCACATGGAGACCCATAAGGATCTTTTTGAATGGAACGATTACGATACCTGCCGGACCCAGCCCTTGAAGCGGATAGCCGCCAGGGTCTATCCGTTCCCGGCGCAGGAGCGTGAAGCCCGCGTCCGGGCCATGGCCGACCGGCACATCCCGGAATGGGACCCCGAGTGGGGCGGTCCCAAGCCGTACAGCGACGATGAGTCCAGACGCAAGCTGGGCCTCAAGGAACATAACCCGCCGCCCTGGTACAAGCGCGTAAGGCGTTTCTACAACGAGAACTGGGAGGATATGTTTAACGGCGTTGGCCCGGCTCTCATTGTCATTGCCATGGTCAGTATGGGCCTCCTCATCTTTGTCAACCTGGGCCGGGCTACCGGCTGGTGGGGAGGGGCATGGTGATGTACTATTTCACATTTGGCAACTCCGGCCGGCAGGTTTTTAACGGCGGCTGGGTACGTATCAATGCTGACACCATGAATGAAGCGGTCGCTAAGTTCAAAGCGCGGTATGGCCCGCGGGCCATGGTAGACAGCGTTGTAAACTGCGCTTTTATGTATTCCGAGTCCGAATTCAAACAAACCTGTATGTACCGGGAGAACGACAACCTGGGCCATGCGGAACATGAGTATATCGAGTAACCACGCGCCCAGGCGCGAAGATAGGCGTCGGGGCATTTATCAATGAGTGGAGAAAGGGAGGGAGATAGATGCAAATAGGCGATAAGGTTCTAGTGCCCAGAACTGGGGACAAGGCGAAAGAAGCGTCAAGGCGGGTGAAGTAATGGCAAGGCCGCGAAAAGAGGGGATGGAATACTTTCCCCACGATGTAAACGCCAGCACGGACAAAAAGATAGAAGCACTCCGGGCATTATACGGAAACGATGGATACGCTTTTTATTTCATCATATTGGAGCAGATATACCAGGAACCCAACTTCGAGTTAGATGTTTCTGCCGCAGAAACTAGGGAAGAAATGATGCAGATATTGGCCAGAAAAACGGCAGTAACTATGGAAGTGTTCGAGAAGATATTAAAGTCGGCCCTTAATTGGAACTGTTTTGATCGTGTCGCTTACAACGAAAGAGGCGTTTTGACTAGTAAAGGTATTAAAAAGCGGTCCGATATGGTGCTCAAAAAGCGTGAAGCGATGCGGGATAGATACCATCAGGATAAGGAAATAGTTTCTGCCGCAGAAACCACACAAGAAACCGAGGAAGAAACGCCACAAAGTAAAAGTAAAAGTAAAAGTAAAAGTAAAAGTAAAAGTAAAGTTAAAGCAAAGGATACTAAAGCATTATATGGCGATTTTGTGAAACTCACCGAAGAAGAATATCAAAAACTGGTTGAACAGTTTGGCCGAGATGGAGCCGATAGGCGTATTGAAAAACTGAACCTCTACAAAGGCAGTACCGGTAAGAAATATAAGTCTGATTACCTCACTATCTTATCTTGGGAGCGAAGAGACCATGAAACCCGGAAGGACAATAAGCTCATTAACGGGCACCCATTCTAGGAGGATTTATCTATGGATTTGATAATTGACCACGAGGCAGAGGACAGGATTATCTCAGCAATGATGCACTCTGAAACAGCCATCATTGATTGTGTGTCCCTGATAACCGAGACTGACTTTCATCAACCGCTAAACCGGGAGATATTCAGCATAATCCGATCGTTGTACAAACGGGGCGTCATCCCCACCTACGTCGAGGTTATCAAAGAAGGGATGACACTGGGTTTAATTAAAGACGCACAGGCCGCCGAGGAAATACACTATATTGCCGGCAAGCACATCGCGGACCACAACGCCGGCTACTGGTCTGACCGGGTACGGAACGCATCCAAGGGCAGGCAGGCACAGGTCCTATTGAGGGCCTATACGGAGCGGATCGGTAAAACAAAGGACATCGGGCAGACGGTGCGCGAAGCAGGGGCAGACTTCACGAGCCTTGCTATGGACAATCAAGCCGAGCAGATCGAGACCGCTGCCCAGGTGGCAGAGTACAGTCAGCAGATGATCGCCGATAATTGCCAGCGGTGGCGGGAGATGCAGGAGGAGGCCAGGGTATTTGGTGACGTCCCTTTGGAGGGAGTATCTACCGGGATAGTTGCCCTGGACGAATTGACGTTTGGGTATAAGCCTGGAGACCTGATAATACTGGGAGCGCAGACCGGGCATGGCAAGACTGCTTATGCACTCAATGCGGCTATGGCCTGTTGCGTAGCCAACAAGCCAATTTTATATATCAACACCGAGATGAGTCGCAAGCAGGTGGGTTATCGGTGGGCCTCGCTGCTGACTGAACTGCCTATGCACCGCATACGGACCGGCAACCTGAAAGATGCTGAGATGGAGGCGGTCAACGAAGCCCTGGCCAGCTTTAGCCAGAGTACTTTTTACACGTCGTATATCCCCAACCTTACCCCGGATAAACTGCAGGCCCTGGCTCGTAAGGCAAAGCTGCAGTATGACATAGAGTTGCTAATCGTGGACTACGTTGGCCGCATGGATACCAGGGATCCCAAGTCCGAGGAGTGGCAGGTGTTGTACCAGATCGTCAAGAGCCAGAAGCAGTTAGCCCAGAACCTGGACATCGCCTGCATGGTGTTGGTGCAATTGAATCCGGACGGTTCCCTGCAAGGGGCCAAGCGGATGAAGAACGAGTGTGATCTGATGCTGAAGCTCCTGCCGCTTTGTGAGGACTTGAAGGACGAGGAACAGCGGAGCAAGGCCCAGGACAAGTATGAGGCCAAGTACGGGACCAAATACGAGACATTCAACTACTTCCTGTGGATAGACAAGTCGAGGGACAGCGAATCGAACGTGAGCGTCCCTTTGGTATTCAACATGCCGATTCAACAGATCAAACAAGCGTCGGAGGTGTAGCACATGATAAACATTTTTGATTTGCGCGAACAGGATTGCCAAGTGACAAGGGTTGATTATGACGGGGGCATTGACGTGCTGATTGAGCGGCCCAATGGCGACGTGATCCACCTGATGATGACGCAAGATCAGGTGAAGGAACTGGGGGTGAGCGCGTGATAATTCTGGCATTTACCATACCCGGAGAACCGGTGGCCAAAGCCCGGCCTCGGATGACCCGCCAGGGCAGAACATACACACCAAGTCGGACAGTCAACTATGAGACACTGATAAAGGAGTGCTTCGCCAGCACATTCCCCGGCCATGTGCCACTGGAGGGCGCGCTGGTACTGAACGTCCAGGCCCACTTTGCGATACCGGCCAGCTGGTCGCTGAAAAAACAAAGATTGGCATACGATTGCCAGCTGCGGCCGACCAAAAAGCCCGACGTCGACAACGTGATTAAGTCCGTGGCAGACAGCCTCAACGGGATCGCCTGGCGAGATGATAGCCAGATCGTGACGGTCATCGCCAGCAAGTGGTACAGTGACCGGCCCAGGGTGGAGATTGAAATTACAGAGTTTGGAGAGTTGTAAATATGGATATTAAATTACCGACCCTCACCATCCAGCCCGACTGGACGGCGGAGAGCCAGCTAACCAAGATCAACGAGGAATACCTGGAAGTGGTGGAAGCCATCGGAAACAACGACCCGATCAATGTGGTCAGGGAAGCGTTGGATCTGATGCAGACCGCGAATACCCTGATAGAGATACAGCGTCGGGAGTACCACCTGAATATCAATAAGTTTATGGTCGAGCACTTTGACAAACTACGTCGGAAAGGATACATGGAATGATAATTCTAATTATAGCCATCTGGCTCAGCCTGTCAGTGGGGTTTGTAGCGGGATGTGTCTGGGTAAGCACCTGCAAGGCAAACGAGCGTCTGGACGCACCAGAGCAGGTCAGTTTATATCCGGCGGGCTGGGCCTCTCGGCGGTGACGCACAAGCCGCCGACCTCAGGTTCGATTCCGGGGGCCGGGTTCCAAAAAAAGGAGGGCGAGAGATGAGTTTTTGGAAAAACACCGAGATTAAAAAAACGCGCAAAGAGCATAGGTGCGAATTTTGTCTTAGGATGGTTCCCAAAGCTAGTGCGATTACATATTGCCGAGGGAAATGGGAAGGTGAATTCCAAAGCTATTACCTATGCTCCCGATGTGATGAATATATTGACCGTTACTGTACGGATTTATCTGATGGTTTTTCGCCGGGAGATTTTATGGAACACGTATTAAATGAGTCAGCACCCTGTCCCAAGTGTGGGAAATACGAATGGCGGGAGTATAACTGGGATGACGAGATGATGTTCCTGAGCCTAGAGTGTGACAATTGCGATCACAAATGGGTTGAGGATTATAGCATGACTAAGGAGGGCGAGTAGATGGAACAGTCTTAGACCCTTTCGCTGGAGCTGGCACAACGCTGTGGGTAGCAGAACAGTTGGATAGAAACAGTATTGGGATTGAGTTAAACCCGGAGTATTGCGACATCATACGGCGCAGGATGGCCGGATTGGAAGTGAATTTATTTTTAGCGAAGTAGTTCGCAGTCCAAGTAAATCCCGCCAGCTAAGGCGGGGAGTGTTATAAGTACGAAGCAAGGATGCGAAGTAAGGGAGGATTGAAATTGGAAAAACTTAAGTTTAAAACCATAAAAGACATTAACCGTGCAACACCCGAAGGCGAATTGGCCTATAGGGCAATATTGGAACTTTGGAAATGGCGCGGAAACGTAAAATTCAATGACCTTGTAAAACTTATATCTGATGAGACATATTGCGTACCCGTACCCAAAAAAAATGATGCTTGTTATCACTGTGACAAAAGAAGTTAATAAGGGTTACACATTATGGAAACGGCAACCAGATTGACTTATCAGATGGGTTTAATCCCGGAGATTTCATGGAACACGTACTATCTGATTTACCCGACTGCCCCAACTGCGGAAAGTACAACCAAGTGCGTGAGTATGATTGGGATGACTCGATGATGTTATTGAGTCTAGAGTGCGATAGTTGCGAACACAAATGGACGGCGGATTATAGCATGACCAAGGAGGGCGAGAGATGATGGAGGTTAAGGACGATAACCATTTTACTGGTATCGGTCAAATGGTCAAAATAGCCAGAGTATTTCCAAGAGTTACAAACGCAACACCAAAAGATGATTACACCTTCTTCGATGCGCCGGGCATGTTCCTGCCGGAGCTCGATGAGGTTCATGTGTCGGTAGCCTTTACCTACGACCTGCCCAAGGCTGAGGCGTTGGAGAAACAATGGCGGCACGTAGCCCCGGTTAAGATCGGGGGGCCAGCACTCGGGAAAGAAGGCAAACTGGGCGAATTTATACCGGGAATGTACCTAAAAAATGGATATGTCATTACTTCACGTGGTTGCCCGAATGCCGAAACAGGTAAATGCTGGTTTTGTACTGAGCCAAAGGGGCCGATAGAACTGGAAATCAAGGAAGGTAACAATATTCTTGATCCGAATCTTCTAGCCTGTTCGGATCAACACGTTAGAGAGGTATTCGCCATGTTGAAGCGGCAGAAGCACGGTCGTCCTGAGTTTACCGGAGGGCTTGAAGCGGCACGATTAAAAGATTGGCACGTTGACCAGTTAAGGGAACTGAAGCCAAAGAGCATGTTTTTTGCGTACGATACCCCGGATGATTACGAACCATTGCATGAAGCAGGGAAGAAACTGTTGAAAGCAGGATTCACCACGGCATCACATACACTCAGGGCTTATGTGTTGATCGGTTGGCCCAAAGATACTTTTGAAAAAGCCGAAAAGCGGTTGATGGACACAATTCAGGCGGGATTTATGCCCATGGCCATGCTGTACCGAAACAAGGACGGCAAGGTGAGCAAGAACTGGGAGCGGTTTCAGAGGTTTTGGGCGCGACCGGCAACGGTGAATTTGAGAGTGAAAGACCCGACCATTGAAGCGATTTTATGAGAAGGAGGAAGTATGATGCGTAGACTAACATGGCGTTTGGCCGAATTTGCCGGGACGCTTGACGGGATAGCCTTCATCAATCCGCATGACCGGCAAGGCATATATAACCTAAAAGAAATCGTCGATTGGGCTGAAGACTTTTATTTATACAAAATAGCCAACCGCCTCGCCGCCTACGAGGACACGGGCCTTATGCCAGAGGAAATAACGGAACTGCAGGCCGAGGCTGAGCGGCTGCGGGGAATGGTCAAATCTATAACCGGGGGATTAGACGAAGCCATAGAAGCGAATCAGTACCTTGGAAAACAACTAGATAAGGCGATAGAGGACATAGAAATCCTTTGCACTAAACATTATGAATTAGCAGACGATTATGATAAGTTAGCCGATGTATGCCAAGATTTTTGCTTACACACGGAAGGAAAATGTTTTGAAGCTGCCGCGGACAATCGTAACAGATGTAAAAAATTCAGGTGGAGGGGATAAAAAATGGACGTAGCTAATTCGGTTGAAATACTAGGTTATGCGACTTACCTAAAGAATGAAAATGATACCCTCAAGGCCGAAAACGCCAAACTGCGGGCGGTTATGGAGGCGGCGAGGGGGATATTCCTAGGCGAGGGTGAGCATTTATGCAGTGAGTTTGAGGATGCTATGGACGCCCTACAGCAAGCCCTTGCCGAACTGGATAAGGAGGGCGAGAAAGGAACGTACAAATGTCAAAACTGCCAAAACCTTGTAGAAAGCGAATATACAAATAGATTATTTTGCTCATATCATAGCGAGGGCGAGTATCAGCATGAAACCTTTTTAGATGATTATTGTAATTATTTTGAGTCAAAGAAGGAGGGCGAGAGATGATTTGGTGGATTATAGCTATATGTTTTAGTCTGAGTATAGGATTCATGGCAGGAACGGTATGGACAGACAGGCATATGCAAAGTAAATGAACGTCTGGACGCACCAGAGCAGGTCAGTTTATATCCGGCGGGCTGGGCCTCTCGGCGGTGACGCACAAGCCGCCGACCTCAGGTTCGATTCCGAGGGCCGGGTTCCAATAAAGATTGGAGGGGTGGAAATGAGAGCTACGTTCAAAAGCAAGGTATATACAGACCGACCAGATTATGCGGATTTTGATGCACCGCGTAAGTTTGAGGCCATAAAAAGCATAATTGCGAAACGGCTTACGCAGTATCCTAACGCAATATGTTCTTACTCCGGCGGTAGCGACAGCGACATCATGCTACACCTGATCGAGACTGTACGTAAAATTTTTAATCTCCCTCCCGTACAGTACTGCTTTTTTAATACTGGGCTTGAGATGACGGCAACCAAACGCCATGTCCGCGAGATGGAAGAATTATACGGAGTCAAAATCACTACACACCGCCCCAAGAAGAACATAATACAGGCCACAAGAGAATATGGACTGCCGTTTGTTTCAAAGATCATGTCAAGCGGATTAGAGGGCGTTCAAAAGAAAAACATCCCATTGACTATTGCGGATGAATATGCCGGCGCAGAGGACAAGTCGGCAAAACGGGCAGAACTAAAAGCACGTTACCCGGGGTGTGAAACGACGATCAACTTTCTGTGCGGATGCAATTCTAAGGGAGAACCAAGGCCTGATATTCAGTTGGTCATAAATTCATCAAAATATATGCTGGACTTCATCAAAGAGAATCCAATTCCGTTCAAAGTAAGTAATAAATGTTGTGATTACTGCAAAAAGCAAGTGGCTCACCGCGCCCAAAAGTCGTTTGACATGGTTATCACTGGCGAACGCAGAGATGAGGGCGGCATGCGATCTGTGCCGCGCAAAGATAATACATCCCTGTGCTTTTCCGAAACGGCTGACGGGAAGTATAGGCTCAGGCCTTTATATTATGTGTCGGATGCAGACAAGCGGTGGTACAAAGACTATTACGGAATCCGCTACTCGGACGCTTACGAGGTATACGGACTGACGCGCACAGGCTGTTGCGGATGCTCTATATCGGCGAAAGCGGTAGATGATTTAGAAAAGATACGGCCCTTTGAGCCAAATTTAGTAAAAGCTGCGTGGAACGTGTTTGGGGATAGTTATAGATACCGTCAGCAGTACAACGAGTACAAAGCGGTTAGGCAGGTCAATGAGCGAGCAGCCGGACAATTGGATTTGTTTGATCTGGCGGCAATATAATTACTACACGTTACAACAAACATTAAGGAGGGACAGCAATGATCGAAAAAATAGAGGGTGAGTTTTTCTTGTTTTGTGACTTGTGCGACCGTAACGAAGGGCCGTTTGAGATATGGGTCGAAGCGGTCGAGTATAAGGTCGATAGTGCATGGAAAAGCCGCAAGGATAAGATCAAGGGCTGGATGGACATATGCCCAGAGTGCCAGAAGGAGGGGCAGAGATGAAATATCCTAACTGGAATGAGTACGACAGCGCAAAGAAGTGGAAAGCCGTAGCAGACGAGGTAAACCTCGAAACCAACAACGCCACGACTAAAGCCGATTTAACTAATATGGTAAAGTTTTTAGTCTATGAAGCGGTTCACCTGCAAGCGGAAGTATATAAGGCTGAGGAAGTGTATGAGAGGGTAGCGGGCTTGGCGAACTGTAGAAAATTAGTGGGAAATTCGGATCCGATTACTAATAAATTTTTGAACGAACTATGCGATTTTTGGGAGGCGAGATAGATGGGCTTTGAGGTCTACCAAGCCGAAAACGCCAAACTGCGGGCGGTTGTCGATGCGGCGAGGGGGGCGGTGGCATATTTGCGGACACAGCCAACTATACAACACATATTAGTGCAAGCACTGGCCGAAGTGGAGAGGCCGGGGGACACGGAGCCCACGGAGCCATGAAACCCAAAACACCCCAGCCGGTGGCCTTCTGTTGGTACCTGGGGAAGGAGATGAGCCGGCGGGACATAGATCGTAAGCGGTGTGAGGACCCAG